AATTCAATCAAGCCGGCAGCAAAGACCTGATCCATAAGGTTAGCCGGCTCAAAATATACCGGCTTCCCTTGTTGGTCGATCAGGCAGATAAGTTTTCCCATGCGTCTTTTATTTCCTTATGAAAAATGAGGGTTGATAGGAATAGGGCAGACAGATATATCATTGGCGGTAATTAATGGTGAACGATACCGTTGCCCCGAATATGTTTGTGTATTCCAGGGTAGCGGTTTTGTTGTATTCTTCGGTCAGGTGCATATCTGATTCCATTACACCGTAATTTCGGCAGATATGTTGCCGGATTTTGTGCAGGTAATTGACGGCCCACAGGTAGTTTTCGAGCAGCGAAATATTCATTTCAAAGCGCCGTGTTCCACCCATGCGTTTGCAATCCGCAACGGCCTTTACAAAGGCGGTTCCTTTGATTACAAAAAAACGTTTTGCCTCCGGCATTCCTTCAATTGATGCGCCTTGACAGTCTGATTGAGACAGCCAGGACGGCGCCGAAGTTCTTTGCAGCATATTGGTCATGAGAAAAGTTTTAGATTGTGAAAAAATGCCTGCCCAATCATTGCGACGGGCAGGCCGCCTTACAGATTTCGATAATCCCGGCGGCGTGACGGGACTTGAACCCGCGACTTTCCGGCAAGCCGGAGCTCTGACCAGCTGAGCTACACGCCGCGCCAAACACGCAACTACTTTGTCAGGAATACCCTGACCAGGGTCTCTTTTTCGTATTGATTTTGAATCCTCTCGTATAGGTCCGGGTCGTTGGCCTGCAAAGCCTTCATATCAATCGATTTGCGCCGCTGCTGTTTCCATGTGAATAGCGTTGATCCTTTCCACGTCACGACTTCTTTTTCCAGCAGCAGTAATTGGACCGCCTCAATCAGTTCGTCGTTGGCTTCTTCCAGTTCCTTGATCTTGGCCTTATTGGCCTTGATCGTTTCGTGATACCCTACAATTTCGTCAGGCGCTTCAACGGCTTCCGGCTTTACTTCGCCGATGATTTTCATAATATCCTCCCGGCGGATCGGCGGCGGCGGGACGTCCGCCAGCACGTGGTTTTGCCAGAATGCTATTGCTTGTTCAACCATGTCATCAAAGAGAGAATTTTCAAACTCAACCTGTATGTAGTCAAAATCAGTACCGCTGCAAAGCCAGGCTATATAACCTGTTCTTTTCCCGGTAATTCCCATGTACCACTGCACCTGAAAATACCAGGAAAGCGGCAAGTTTTCGCGGTCAATGCCGCGTTTTTGGGTAGTCTTGATTTCAAGAACGCCGTCGCCGTTTTTCAGGCTTACAAACCTGTCGGGCGTTCCAAGCAGGAAGTCGTATTCCGGATGCTTAAAGTGTTTGCCTTCCGGCTCGTACACTTCCAGCCCGGTTTCGTCGCTGAACATCTGCGCAACGGCAGCCTCCAGATAGTTGCCGGCGCGTGTAAATTTGTTATCCGGTGAAGATTGACGACGCCCGGTTTTTCGCTCCCACAGGGAGTAAGGCGTTTCGTAGGGGTCAAGGCCAAGTACGGCGGTAATTTCAGATCCGCCAATACCGCCCTTTCTGGCATTTAGCCAGGCGTTATCTTTTTGTGGAGCGGTCATGCCTCGATCTGTTTACGGCGTTGAGCAAAAATTTCAATTACGTCGGCGCGGGCCGACCATTCATCAGCGCCTTGCTTCCAAAAAGCGTTCAGCGCGTCTATGTCGTTGCAGTCCTGCACGCCGTCGCGGATGCTTTGCAGGTCGGTAGCCTCGACGACAACTGCCGTGCCGTCCTCATCTGAGTAGGCGATCATTTCTGCGCGCAGCTCCCCGCGCTGAAATACTTCGGGGGTTACGGCCGCTTCGTCAGTAGTTAGCGCTGCAAACTGTTCTTCGGAAAGCGGGGCCGTTTTCAGCAGGGAACGCAAGGCCGTTTTTTTCCACATTTCCGGCTCCCACTCTTTCCAGACGCCGGAAGGTTCGGATTTTTGTGCGCGGCTTTTCAGGCGTCTTTTTTCTATTTCTGCGCGGTCCATAACCACGAACTCAAATCCGCCGTGCGTGTAATGAATGACCGCATACACGTACTCCATAGGGCGCTCGCTTCCGCCTTTCAAATCAGGCACGTGTTCAATACCCTTGCTGGTTCCGTATTGAACTTTGAAAACATCGCCCTTTCTGACAACTTCGGCAAATACGTCCCGAACAAGGCCGGAGCGACGGGCAAGGGAAAGAAGGCCGGTGTACGAAAGCTGAAACTGGGCCTCGTTTTTCCCAATTTTGGAATTGTAATACGGGATGAAAAAGCACTGTTTCAGGTGAGCGGAGACGCCCAGGAGGGACGCATTAAGCACGCAACCGATTACCGATTGATACGTACATTCTGCCAACGCCGGGTTTGTGGTGATCTGAAAGACAGCCGCCTGAATAATCCGGCTTGGACTGCCTCCGTTAGGGAGGGCATTTTGTATAGCGAGTTGGTACGGCGCAAGCAGCGCCTCTACCTCGGCAGTTTTCAGGCCGGCCATTGTGCCGGGTTTTGTGGCCGCTTTGATTGCCGCCTGTGCGCGGCTAGCGATAGCGTTTGACATTGGAATATCTGTTTGGCGATTTTAAAAACAGGTGCAGTTATTTCTCGCGTTCTGCCAGCATAGCGTCGGCATACCTGTAGGCGCGTTCAGCGTCAGACGCGTAACCGGACTCATGCGTGACGCTGCTGTATTCAGCGCCCCACTTTTGAACTAGAACCTCATTTACAATAAGGGCCGCGAGGGCTTTGGCCGCGAAATAGTCTCGTAGCGACATTCCTTGCTGGGAAGAATTCATTTCCGTGTATGATCGCGGGAATGCGGGCGGGTTGTTAGTTTCAGTTACCATTTCAGTATTGTGTTGCGTGAAAAAATCGTGTTAAAAGGAGCCGGGACTTCATTTAATCCCGGCGCCAGGTATGTATATAATCCCATGATTTCAGTGTAGCCCCACCTCCCGGACAATCTGCCCGAGTTCAGCGCGAAAGCCGTCTAGGGCTTTCTTTTTCAGCCGGATTTCCGTTTGCCGAATGCGCAGGGCGGTTTCCTTGTTTTTCAACTTGCCGGCCCGGTACTGTCCGACGGCAGCAGGGGTAATGGGAAACCCGGCATTTGTCATTGCGCGGGCGATTTCAACATTTGTGATCTTGATCGTGGTCATAGTGTCAGTTGCAATCGGATACGGCGTAAGCCTGTACGTTTTGGCTGTTGTAGTAATTATCGATTGCGGCCAGTTCGAGTTGGCGGAGCAGTTTTGCGCCGATAAGGCGGCAAATGTTTGAGCCGCCCATTGCCCATACGCCGGTTACATCTGCCTCATCTTGGTGCGCCGCGCATTCAGAGCCGTCTCGGTGTCGGATAGCCGGGCTGCCGGGGTAAACAGTTGCTTCTACCTGAAAAGTGAGTTCAAAGCAGGTGGGGCCGTGGTGGGCCGTGTATTGAAATTTAATGGTTGCAGGCTTCATTTTTATTTACCTTTGCTTTCGTTGACGAAACAAAGATAAAGCACACGGTGTTGAACTTTCTACAAAACGTCGCACTTTTTTACTCCAAAATGAAACTTTTCGTGACATTTCAATAAAAGTCACGCTTCATTGAAAGAAATGCAATCACTGCGGCATAAAATTGAAATTTTGGCAAAGGCTCGTGGATTCAAAACTCTGGAAGCTTTCGCCAAAAGCATAAACTACCACCGTTCAAGCTACTCCCGCGTCCTGCACAGCGGGGAACTTTCAGGCAAGGCATTGCAGCAGACTGCCGCCGGCCTTAATATGAGCGCCGACGAATTGTTGCAAATGTTACAAAATGATGCGGTAATTGGAATTGATACCGTACTTGCGAAAAACCGCCCGCCGTTATATGTGCCGCCGGAAGCCAACGCGGCGCGCCCGGAAAAAGAAAATCAGGTGCTAAGGGATGAATTGGAGGAAATGCGGAAAAAGCTTGTCGCCGCGCAGATGATTTCGGAAGAGCTTTCCGAGGAACTTAAAAAGGCGCTGGAAAAGGTTGGCGCCAGCAAAAACTGATACCAAACCGATAGTCATGAATACCACACCGAAACACTCAAAAAAACCGCTGCTGATCCTGCTTGCTGCTTTGGGCTTCCTGTTTGTAGGGACTTTTGCCATTGGCATTTACAGGGCCGCAAGAATGACGCCGGCGGAACGGCACGCAAACGAAGTGAAACGGCTGTTTGCGCCTGACGGATCGCTGCCGGCGCTAAAATCGTATGTGAAGGAAAGAATGGGCGATCCCGCAAGTTTTGAGCACTTCCGGACGGAGTATTTTGAAAAAGATGGACGGCTGTATGTGCGGATGAAATATCGGGGAAAGAACGCGTTCAACGCCACCCGGACAGAGGAGATCAGCGTTGAGGCTGATTACAGCGGGGCGGTTTTGCGGGTGGTTGAAAACTGACGGGTAACTGTTGTTTCCCGGCAACCTGCTATGTGCCGGCGGCGGGGAACTTGGAGTTACACACAATGAAATAAAACCGACTCAACGTGTGCGCTCCATTGTGCCGCCATTGCTTCTGCAATTCCCGGAAACGTCCGGCTTCTTTCTTTCCATCGGTTAGGGCCGGGTGGCATCTTCCAAACTCGTTGCTCCCGGCCTTGTACGATCCATGCCTTCTAAGCGTCGGCACATCGGCAGTGCCTCAGTTAGGCGCAATTAAAAAAAAGAAAAATCAATCAACAAAATCCAAAATTGACGTTTGACGATTTTCTAAATATTTCTTCGCTCGATTGTTAGCCATTTGGCAATATTTGTCCTCAATATCAAATCCAATAAAACGCCTTTTTTCTTTCGCTGCCATAGCGCATTCTGTACCACTTCCAGCAAAAGGAACAAATACAAGGTCATCTTTGCGTGAACACGTTAAAATCAATGCACGTGTTAATTTTTCAGGCTTCACCGTGTCATGGGCATAACTTCCTGTTTCAAAGTTTGGCATTTTTATTACATCGCCAAAATTCATGAAATTATCAAACGGCCTGCGGAGGGTTTCATATTCTTTGCGTAGGGTTTCATATTCTTTAAAACCATTCCATTGGTTTATTTTAAACGTTTCAATTAATTGATTATATGTTTCAATCGTTGGCAAATCCCATTGTGTGGAATTGTATCGAAAACAATGGTCAACACGTTGCCCAATTACATCAATCAACACACGTTTTGAAACTGCAACAAAAGAATGCAACCCTTGAAAATAATCTCGCAACGGTTTGAAATTGTTTACATCTAATTTTATTTGCTCCAATCCTGTTTGGTCAACTTCATTGCTATACATCAAAATTCTTTCCGTAAGCGGTGCAAAACTTCGCAAACCTTCGGAATAACGGCCTTGTTGTTTGTGAGGGTTTGTATTTTCCCAAACCAATGAATTAATCAACTTGAAATGTTTATCAAAGATGATTTGTGCATACGCAATCCGCTTCGCTGAACCATACCAAAACAACGTTCCATTATCTGCCAACAACCGTTTGCATTCTTTTGCCCAGCATTCCACATCCTTCAAATAATCATCAAACGATTTCCAAACAAAATCAAATTCACCTTTTACTTCAAAATAAGGAGGGTCGGCAATTAGCAGATTTACGGATTTGTCAGGTATAGCCTTTGAGCCTTCCACCCAATCACCTAAGTAAACTTTATTCTCTTCTAACTTCAAAGGATTAATAATTTAAAATTGTAAAAAATGCGCCTAACAACGCATATAACGGTCATTCAGGCTAAACGCCTGACCGCCGTATATGCAAGCGTTATGCCGAATGCAATTTAACATAAATCTGTTTTTCTGGGCCGCAATGACTGCTTGAATCAAAGGCATCTGAAAGCGTGTATGTTCCTGCCTCATTAAGCCTCGTCGTATATCCAGCGCAACCTGGACGCCAATAAGCGCCCCACTGTCTTGACCAAATTCGGACTGGCTTTTCGCCGTGTTTTTTTAGGTATTCCGCAATCTTACTCGGAGCCATTCGGCGGATCGAGTTGATTCTATTTAGTGGTATCATAAAAGTGAACGGTGATAAAGCGGTGTACAATCATCGGTTATTTACAAAGACACACAAATACTGCGTTTCGGACTTTTAATTTATAGCCGCGCCTGCAAGTCTTTTATTTTTTAGCGCAACACTTTTTGTACTTCGTTCCGCTGCCACACGGGCACGGCTCGTTTCTGCCGATTTTAGGCTCTGTCCGCACAGCTACGTCCTTGCCGTACCGCTTACGGCGCGGGTATAGGTCCACTTGCGGGATAGGCGAAGGGGCCGCAAAGGCGTATGTCGCTAATATCACGTCCTCCTTCTTCATTTCTTCTTGATTTTTAGGTGCTTGTCCAGGGCGTCCTCGACCTCCCTTGTTACGTTACCCTTAATCAGGGCGTACTGATCTGCCCGAATGCGGACAGAAACAGGCACCCGTCTTTCACCGGGAGGCAGAGGTTTCGGGCCGCTTCCGGGGCGGGGGCCGCCGCGTGGTTTTTTTTTCTGATTTTCCATGCTGCAAATATAATGCTATTTTGATCGCCGCAATACGTTTATCAAAATATTTTTGAAATATTTTTTACAATGCAAAAACTGGGTATTGATTAATCTTGACAACCAGCGTTATATTTGCTTACGCCCCCCGGCAACTAATAACCTATTCCAATGTCCGATTTGAAAAGATACGTCTCCCGTCTTTCAGCCGCTACTGCGGCTGCAGTAAATGCTCCTTCTACTCAGAAGGCACGCGCCGCCAAAAGGCAGAAAAAACTGTTGCGCCAAATCAAAAACCACCTTAAAAAATATGATAGCAGAAACGCTGCCGGATAACATTGGCCGGCATTTCAAGATGAAAATTACGCCGGTGCAATCCGAAGCAATCCGGCACATTCTCTTTTTCGCAAACCGCGAGGGCTGTACGGACCCGAGGCAGATTGCCTACATCCTTGCCACGGCATACCACGAGGCGCGGTTTCAACCTATTCCTGAAATTCGGGCAAAACCCGGAACGCAGGTCTGGAAGATGCAGGAAAAATATTGGCACACCGGGTATTATGGCCGTGGCCTGTGTCAATTGACCTGGAAAAAGAACTACCAGAAATTTCAGGACTTACTCAGCCTGCCGCTGGTTGAAAATCCTGACCTGGTGCTGGACGTGAAAGTGTCGGCTGAAATTCTGGTCGTCGGTATGCTGCGCGGCATTTTTTCCGGCGTTTCACTTTCCCGGTATTTTCCGCCGGCTCCTGCCGCGCCGCGCTGGCTTTCTGCCCGCCGAACCGTAAACGGTACTTTTCAGGCGGAGAAAGTGGCATCTGCCGCCCGTGCTATCCTTTTTTTGCTGTCAAAAAACCAGGCTACATAATGGAGTCGGTGTTTATTTTGCTGATCTGTATTTTTCTTTATAAGGCACTGGAGGCGCACGCATCAAATAAATAAGACCCGACACGCCCACAAGGCGCACCCGTTCGGGTTGTGTGCCCGTCCCTGTTTCAGGTGACGGGCTTTTTTTGTATCTTAGCCCTGCGTTGCTACAATACACATTCGCGGGATGTATTTCCTGAAAAGCCCTGCCCCACCGGCGGGGCTTCATTTTTTGGGGGTTGATTTTCATGTAGTTGTATTTTTTTTGAAAAAAAGTTGGGCAAAAGTATTGACAAATAAAAAAGTCATTGTATCTTTGTCCTATCAATCACACGAAAAAGAAAAGGCAATGACAACGCAAGAAATTCTTTCCGCAAACTTTTGGTCCTCGTATCGTGACACTACCACCTACTACTCGAATAGCGCATACCTGCAGATTGCGGCCGCCAATGGCAAATTCTACGTTTCCGGCAACCGGTTTTCCGAAGACGGCAAGATCGCGGAAGAGGTTGTGAAAACGTTCGGTAACAAAAATGAGGCAGAAGAATTTGTGGCAAACCTTATTAAATAATCACACACAAAAACGCCATGACAACGACTGTAAGAATCTACCAACACCCCCAACCTATTACGCTGACCATAACTGACGAAGCCTACATCCAGACGCCCGGCAGCGGCCGGCATTATGTAGCCGGCAAAACAAAAAAAGGCCACCTTGTGGCGGCCGTGCACTCGAACATAGGAAACAGTTCGGTCTTTTCCGGTTTTTTTGTTGACCAAGAAACATACACGGCGTTTGTGGAGGCCATAGAAGACGCCAACTACCAAGCCCTCGAATGCATTATCGATGCAATCGTATGACCTACACCGACGAACTCGCCCGC